AAAGACAAAGGTGCCATCAGATTTAGCAGTACCCCAAACAGGTGGGCATTTTTGACCGCACACACAAACATACCCAGCAAAAGGTTTATTTGTAGTTTTGGAGATACCGGCTTTGTAGAGCATCCGGACACCGCCATCACAATGTAACTCTGTTAGATGCTCAACCTCTCTAGTCAGTGTTGCCATTGGGTTCACCTGCAAAAGTTCCTGGTCAAGCTCTGACTTTGGTTCAATTGACCATTGAGTAGCGGCAATCATGGACTCTTTAGGTGCAGTCTTATTAGATCCTTTTACCAAAATCAGACATCTTGCAATACAGCTTGTCGCCGTATCTTCCAGGTACCACTTCCTCATATGCGTTGGGTACTGATCACGCTCCCCCTTAGCATAATTTGTGACAGCCGGGAAAGGATCATTTAGATCACGCCATACACTGCCTTTAAATACAACAATACCCTTATCAAGATCCAGGGAATGGATACCTAAATCAATCCTACCTACCGGATAATTATTGATAAACCACTTGTTTAAAGTGGCGGCATCTTCATATTGACTGTAATCCATTTTTACTTGCTCTCCCTATCCCAAAGACTTACAACCCTATCCATTAAGTAATCATTATCTTGCACTAATTGTTTTTCACGCAATGATGGATGATTTGTGTAACGCACTCTTTGTATTTGTAAAGAGGGTTTTTTATTGTCAGCTTGACCGCGTTTGTAACCGGCCTTGAAGCCTTTGTCATAGCCATTTTCTACAGCTACAAACCAGGTGACTCCAATTAACAAAGCCACTAAAGTAAATAAACAGATTGTGACTAACCAACCATATATTTCATAGTTCATATTTCACCGCTTCCTTGAACTTGTCTAACCAATAACCCTCAACCATTTTGGCCGAGAGCCTTCCCCTGACCTGAGTAGCACCCATAGCTTTGCGTGCATATTCCCGGATCAGAGAAGCCTTAACAAAGTGTTTGCGTTTGTCATCTACATACGCCCCACTTATCTTGTCCCATTTAACTATTACCAAGTCATTGCCTTCATAAGACCATCCGGTAACTGCACCGGTTCTACATCATTGATGACTGTGTATTGAGTCCCATTAGGATGAATTGATGGTGGTAGTACCACATAACCTTTGTGTTTGATGTCAATACCATTGGCTAACTTGCCTTTAAACTGTAAGCCAGGATCAGCTTTAAAATAAAAATGGTAACCATCATCTGTTTGTACAGTGTGTGTATTTAGTTTGACACACCATTCATAATAGTTTTGCCATTCCTGTTTGCTTACCGCATTGCGTTTGTCAAAATCTAATACAACCAAAGATGATTGTTTAATTGCCAAACCAATATTTAAATCAGTATCTTCAAACCATTTTGCAACTGTTTTAAGATCACCACTTGCATCCAGGTAACCATGTCTTAAAAACTTGCATGGTTCTTTTGATTGTTTTTTTAGTGGCATTACCCACCAACCTTTTTGTGCATAAGCTACAGCGTTCATATCCCATCCCTTCAAATGGATTTACAAAAGCAATTGAACCATACCTTACTGACAATTGCAACTACCCAAAGGCTTTGCCCAGGGCTACAAAACTCCCATCATTGTTAAACCTAATCATCTCAAAACTTACATTACCCCTCTTGACTGTCATGATGACCGCCCCGGCTTGCCAGTTTGCGTAGCCTCTAATGCCTAAATAAGACATCTTTGACATATCACATGTATGTCCTACCTCAACACCCACCAAAACTCTCTCTAAACGGCCATTAAAGGCCTCTGAGTGGCATGTGTAGCCCATTCTGTGAGAGTGACCCGTCACGCTTGAACGCCCCCACCGCTTTGCTATGTTGAGCGCGGTAGAGCCGCCAACCCTGGACATAGTTCCTTCATCCCCATGACAGAGTACAAAGTCAGTACCAGGTATCTCATAAGGCTTCTTGGCGTAATAAATCCCAAGCTCTTTAAAATCCATAAACTTTTCATATTGCAACTCCGGCAACTCCATGAGACCAGGCACACGCATTACCGCTTTATACAATCTATCGCCATGATTAGATCTTGAGACTACATCAGTCTTTAGATCATAAAGAATATCTTTACAAAGATCTCTGTCTGCGTTAAGAGTTTGCTCAAAAGATTCCGGCTTGCCCTCTGACCATCTTGATATAGTATTTAAATCTAGCTCATCACCAACATTTAAAACTAAATCAAACTTGAAGGTATTGACTAACTTTTTTAAATTGACAATAGCCTCATCAAATTGAAATGGGACTTGCATATCTGAACAAATCAGATACCGGGCATTAAAACTCTTGTCCCGCTTAATCTTCTTCCTCATCATCTTCCCAAGGTTTTCTTATTGGATCATCCGGCGATACAATCCAATCCGGATAACTACTCCTGTCCATAGCAAAAGCAAGTGCAGTAGATTCTGACATTCCGGCTTTACGACAAGCTTCATAAACCTCTTGAGCCGCAATTGCCCAAAAATCTAATTTAGTTAAAGGTATGTCTTTTGTGGTACGCCTTTTTTTGGCTATCTTTTTGCTTTTGCTTTTGCGTGTAGTGGCCATAGGTCAATTGTAAATCACAACACTCCTGATATTGCCCGGTGGACACCTTCCTCAAGTGTTATTTTTGGTGTGTAGTAATCGCTCATCATTGTTGGATTACCTACCCGGTAGGCGACCCCTGCCGGCTTATCTGAGACAATATTAAACTTAGGGTATTTATTAACACCTAAAGTATCCAGGGCAATCTTAGCCAGCTCTACAAAAGTGGTTGCCCGGCCTGTACATAGATTGACTGTTTGATTGCAGTCATTTTTGGCCATCTCACAAACTGCATCTACAACATCATCTATGTGTATGAAATCCCTTGTTGTATTGGCTCTACCCCATATATCAAATGGATTTGAGTTCATCATGGCTCTTTGCATTATTGAGGGGAATGGGTAAGTGAGATCCTGGTCAGTGCCATAACCACTAAAAGGTCTCAGGGTTAAGACCTTTGTGCCTGTCTCTCTCAGATAATTTACCAGCATCTCACCGGTCAATTTAGACCAGCCATAGGTCATATCCGGTGCGCCGATCTTTTTAAAGTTTATGTCATTCTCTTTGAGTTTATGTTTTTTTGCAATGGTTTGTAGTTCAACTGGATAAGCGGCTGATGAGCTAAAATAAACTACATAAGGCTGTTTTGTGACCATGCACCAATTTACAAACTCTGCATCTATGGCTAGATCAACGGCCAAGGTCAAGGGTGCTTGTTCAATCTGTACTCTGCCACCCACAATTGCGGCAAGGTGAATGACTAAATCATATTGCTTTGTCTCTAGCTTAAAAAAGGCTCTGCAATCTGTACCATTTTTTAGATCTACCAGTGTGAACTTTGCGTAAGGTAAGGCACGCCTAAAAGCCCGGCCAACAAAACCATGTGAGCCGGTAAGTAGAATGTTCATCTGTATTGTCTGACAAGAGCCGCATACTCTGTGGTCAAAAAATACTGTTGCAGGGTCAATAAATCTTTTTCATACCACTTAGGATCATTGACTCTAAGATAGCCCTCATCCATCTCGGCTTTACCGGCAACTGGATGCAGATGCTCAATAATCACATCAGGTAGATACTTCAAACAATTTAAATCAATGCCTAACTGTTTTACAAAGTTATCAAAAAACAGGTGTATGCATCCTGGGAAGGTCATACCCCTTAACTCATTAACAAGAGACCTGCTCATTGCAAAAGCTGTAGGTAGGTTCCCACCTTGCAAAAGATCATTGCCATAAGCAATGCCATTATCAAAGCCTATCGCTTCCATAAGGGCTTTATCCCAGCCCTGGGTTCTAGGAAGGTGATCATCACCCATAAAAATATAATAATCGTATAAAGGGTATGTAGTAATATCCAAAAGCCTAACCGCACCATCATTAAGAGACTTAGCACAACCGCCTGTTTTATTGTCAGCCGGTAGGCATCTATAGTTTCTTTGATCCTCTTCCTTAACATACTTACTCCAAAGGACATCATCATTATCAATGACAAAATAAAGATCTGCCTCTGCACCGGTGTCAATAAAGGCTTGAGCAAGCCGGTAAGCATTTTCAGGTCTGCCCCTTGAAGGTACTACCACGCAACTCTTCATGGCAGTAGCGTAGATTGATTACCTACGATTTATAAGCAGGTCATAAAGCGTGTCTAATTTAACCTCTATCTTGGCAATCCGACCCTCTAAGTTATGTTGGCCATTATTATCAGGTTTAAGCTCTGATAGATAATGTTTAACTAGCCACCGGACTGTGGCAACCAAAGAGCCTACAATTGTGATTGTAGATACTGCCAAAGCCGCCCAGTCATTCATGCTCATTAGCTGTTGATACCAAAAGACTTGTCTTGAGGATCAAAGTAGCGTGCCAAAGGTGCAACCAAGGCACCAGCCAAGATTGATAACTCAGGTTTTACATCTGCAACCAAAGCCAAAACTGTGGTGACAGTGGCGGCGGCAAGACTGCGTAGATATGACTTGATAATTTCTTTTTGTTTTTTTGTCAGCTTCATAATAATCCTAACTCTTTGATTTTTGTTTTGACCTGATTTTGATTTAAAGCAATCTCAAAGTGCATATCATCTTTACGCCTTTTGTAATTGCCACCCCAAGCCAATCCATATTTAGTTATGAGTAAGGTAATTGTATTACGCTGAGCCTGATTAAAGGTATTTGACTTGCCCAAAGGATGTTTAATTGCATTTAGATCAATTGCAGTCCCGGATGAATGATTGCTCAATACTTTGTCTGATGATCTAGTCATGCGGAAGGCATAACCCCAGTCATCTAATTGGCCTTCATCTATTGGCTCAACCCATTCATGAAAGTCTTTAGCAAAATTGACAAGCAAAGGTGCAACCGCTTTTGCACATGCAAACTTAATTTTTGTGCCTGGCACAACAAAAGACTCTATACCTAGAGCTTTACGATCTCCACTGGCCGGCCATCCATTAGGGCTAGTGAGTTCTCTAATTATTGCCACAATTTAAATGCACTATTCCCTAAGATTGTGCTAACTCAGTAAGAGTTTTGCTTCGTCTGCGGTAATGCCTAAGCGGTCTAATAAGGCTGCTTTGGCTGTTGCCTTAGATTTGGCTTCGGCTATTGCATCGGCTTTGCGTTTTGCTTCTTCTTGTGCATCTTTTTCAATTTGCAAAATTTCATCAACAGTAGCATCACGTTCAATAGTCTCATTTGCTAAAGCAAAGTATTCTGTTATTTTATATGTCATTTTTACGCCTTTGCATATCCATAAACTGACAATGTGCCAGTTGCATTGTTTGTGCTTAATAAAGTGAATCCAGTAAATGAAGTTGATGCTGATTGATATGCTGCAAATGTCTCAAGAACAATGCTTGTTCCACCAAAAAATGCAGTGTTTGAAATTGTAAAGCCTGTCGCTGATGCAAGATATGGATTCATAACATCAAAAACAAATGCAGAACCAGCATCGGCGCTAAGATCTCCCAATTGAATATCATCTGTTCCTGTATAATTTCTGCGAACAACTGCGGATGTATCATCTCCAATTACAGCCTGTGTGTAATAATTAGTCGTGGTATCTGTGCCACTTACTCTTAAACGCAAAAGCAATGGGTTGGCTGTTGTTGCCGTTGCTGTAATAATTACTCTGTAATAATCATAAGTAGTAGAAAATACATCATTAACATTTACTGTTGTAGTTGAGGTAAATGTTGTGTTTCCAATCCAAACTAAACCACCACCACCAGCAGGTGCTGCCCATTTGAGTCCTAGTGTTTCATTTGAGTCAGCAGTGAGGACTGTGTTATCGGCACCAATTGGGATACGCGAATCTAAGGTACTAAAACCATAAAGATCACCTTTGGTGGTTAGTGGTGATACTGCACCGGTTTGTATAAAGTCATAAAATATTGCAACACCTGTAGATACAAAATACAAAATACCTGCATCATTTGTTGGCAGGATTGTACTTCCGGCAGTTGATACTGTCGCTGTACCGGCTGTGACAGTGCAGTTACCACTACCTAGATTTTGTATAAATACTGTGTCACCTGCGGCAAACAATCCAGTATTGACTGTGATTGTTGTAGCAGATGTAGATGTCATTGATATTGTTGTACCAGCATCTGCGGCCACCAAGGTATAACTTGCAGTCTTAGCTGAGGCCGCACCCCCACCCATTGCAGTTTGTTGCAAAGATGTAAGTTGCGCGGCGGTCAAGACTTGACCGACTGTAAAGGTTTGTTTTGCCATTGATCTCCTAGTAACTCAAACTATCTTCATCTAATAAACCATCTACATCTGAGTCTAGCAAAAAACCCACCGCAAAGGGTTGCGCACATGAGAATGTAACAGAAAAACTATTGGGTGTGATTGCATATTGAACACCGGCTATAACGCTATCACTGACCACATTGCCGGCTGGCAAGGTCTGTGTCACCTGGATAGGATTGAAAATATCTAACTCTAAAGCGGCAGTTACTCTTGCCGGATCATCTTCACCATAGGCATCTACTGTAAGAGAGTTAAGTTGTATATCCACGCCCTGCTCTTTGCGTGAAGCAATAATCATTTGAGCTTGGTTTAGGGCATCTGCCTCTGTCTGCATGATGCCGGATCTAACCCTAGAGTGTTGAAAATAATCATCAATACTGGCCGTATCGCTTGCAGTCTGATCGGTCAATCCAGTTGGAGTAACTGTTACTTTATTGATCATTTGAAAATCAGAGATGTCAAACTCAACCGCTTGATATGTTATATCACCGGATCCACTAACATCTGAAAACTCTGTGAGAGTGCCACCTGATGCAGTGATGATGTCATCCCTTGACATAAACTTAACAAAGCCTCTTTGATCAACATACAAAGCCCCGGCCTCTGTCTGCTCTAATTCTTGCAAGGATGAGAGCAAAGATCTTGATGCGCCGGTATCTGCCTGGACTGTAGTAGTAGCAGTTGTAGATATGTCTCTCATGCCGCCTGGCCACTGCCCTTGATCCAACAGGCTGGTCACTCTTTGAGCTGTTGTCTGCCCGGCTGATCCCCCTGAGACAGTGGTCAAGGTAGTCAAGTTAAGAAGCTGAAAACCATCCACACAATTAAGAGTCACATAGGCTGGGTCAAAGCCGGTTGGACTTTGGTAATTCCACTCTTGCACATAAAAAGAGCCAAGGTTGTAAGTTACTGACAAGTATTCTGCGGTAAATCTTATTTTACGCA